GACACGTAAGTTGAAGGCAGTATGGTCACCAGAACTTGCACAAGACTTGAACGCATACCACTCAGTTGATGCAGAAGCAGAATTGACCAGTATGTTGTCAGACTATGTTGCAATGGAAATTGACCTTGAAATTCTTGATATGTTAATTTCAGCAGCACCAACGGTTGACTTCTGGTCAGCAGAAATTGGTTCAGTATGGAATGGTTCAACATTTGCACAATCATCCTTCACTGGAACAGCATGGACCAACATGACCTGGTATCAAACACTTGGTCAGAAGATGCAAAAGGTCTCAAACCGTATCCACCAACTCACAATGCGTGGTGGTGCAAACTTTGCAGTTGTTTCACCAACAGTTGCAACAATCCTTGAAGTTATCCCTGGCTTCCAAGCTGGTACGGATGGTGACAAGGCAGAATTTGCTGCTGGTGTTACAAAGATTGGTTCATTCCAAAACCGTTTCACCGTATACAAGAACCCATACATGACGGACAACGTAATGTTGATGGGCTTCCGTGGATCACAATTCTTGGAAACTGGTGCAGTCTACGCACCATACATTCCATTGATCATGACACCACTTGTCTACGATCCACAAAACTTCACACCACGCCGTGGCGTGATGACACGTTATGCGAAGAAGATCGTACGTCCAGAATTCTTCGCCAAGATCTACATCGACAAGCTCAACCTCGTCTAATAGATTTTGTAACGTATCAAAGAAAAGGGGTGGCGAAAGCCACCCCTTTTTATTTTGTGTTTTTATGGTTATACGAAGTATTTAGATATTTATATATGTCTTTAAGTGAGGACTTGTATGCAAAATCGTGAACCGATCATCTTTGAAGAAGCATCCATTAATCCAAAAGGTATTACGCCGTTTGGTTTTTATGATAGCGACACAGATTTTCAACAGGAAGCTCCTAGAGCTGCATCATTCGTTGCTCGTCGGCTAGGATTTCCTGTGGTAGATGTGGAATTAACTCATAAACAAATATATGCATGTTTTGAAGAAGCAATCACCACATATAGTAACCAAGTCAATCAATTTAATGCTCGGGAACACATGATGTCCGTACAAGGTATGTCAACGAGTACGAATATCACGCAACGAAATATTGTATCAACGCCACTTCCACAATTAGTTAAATTGTCAGCGCAATATGGAACGGAGGCAGATAGTGGCGGAAACGTGACAGTTAAAAAAGGATATATTGCCGCATCTCCATATACTCAATCATATGATCTAAAGACTTTGTGGGCAGATGTGAGTGAAAGTGGAAAGGCAATTGAAATTCGTCGCATCTACCATCACATGCCACCTGCTATTGCACGATACTATGACCCATTTGCAACAACTGGTCTTGGATTAACCAACTTGATGAGTGAGTTTGGATTTGACGGGTACTCACCGCCAGTTACGTTCGTCATGATGCCGGCATACGAAGATCTTCTTCGTATTCAAGCAATTGAAGTGAACGACATGATTCGTAAGAGTCAATATAGTTTTACCGTATCCAATAATGTGGTACGATTTGCTCCACTGTTCACAAAAAATGAAACAATTTGGTTTGACTATCTCGTAGTAGATGATAAGACATCTGGAGCAGGACTAATGCAATCTGGGTCCGAAAGTAGCACTGTATCAGATTTTTCTAATATCCCATATGACAACATTCAGTATCAAAATATTAATCAAATGGGACGATTGTGGATTTATAAATATACATTAGCACTTGCTAAGGAATTGCTGGGTACTATTCGTTCAAAGTATCAAGAAATCCCCATTCCCGATGCATCTATTCGATTGGATGGTGATATTCTTCGTCGAGAAGCGGCAGATGAAAAGAAAGCATTGGTTGATGAAATTCGCGAGACATTAGAACAGACGGGTCAACAAGCGCAATTAAAAAAACAAATGGAAAACGTCGAAGCAATGCAAAGTATTTTCTTACGAGTGCCTACACCTATTTTTATAGCATAATATGCCACGATTTGTAAGTGACAGAGACTTTCAGTTTTTTCAACACATTAACAGAGAAATTGTAGTTGATGTAGTTGATGTTGAAGTTATTTTGTATAAGATGATTAACGATATTGTTAGTGTAAATATTTACGGCGAATCAACGGAAAAAACTCGTTATCGTGGCATTAGTTTAAACGCATTGATTAAATATCCAAAACGTATGGCAGAAACTGAAGCCGGGTTCGGGTTTGATACAAATCAAACCGAAGTAGAATTCAGATTTGTGCGGAAAATTTTACAAGATGTAAACGTACATCCAGATGTCGGGGATATTATCAAATATAACGAAAATTATTACGAAATAGATAACGTAAATGACGTACAATTGATTGCAAGTAGACCAGAATATAATCATAATATAATTTGTCAGGCCCATTTAACTCGTCGTAGTGGGATTAATCTTGAGGAAACACATATATGACACCGCCGACGTTTAATTTGGATGCAAAAGATCCTCGCAGTCGTTATAACAGAGCAAGTGATAATAAGCAGTCCGAAGAGGTAAACCAAGAAACTTCCGTTGGACTGGTCACGGTGGATACTGCAATTCTATCATTTCTACAGAACAAAATAAAACCAGTAGTTTCACAAGATGGCAAACAGATCAAGGTTCCCGTTATATACGGAAATCCTGAACGATGGAAAAGTGCTCAACAGGACGGCGGAATTCGGGATAAAAACGGAAAAATTATACTTCCTATTATGATGATACGCAGAACTAATATGCAAAAAAATAGTTTAAATTCTCCGGTCAACAAGTATCAGAATTATTTATTTAAAACAAAATGGAATTCTAGAAACATATACGATAGATTTACGGCATTAAACGGGATAGTGCCAAGTGAAGCATACTATTCTGCAACTATACCCGATTATTACGATATTTCATACGAAGGTATGATATGGACGGAATATATGGAGCAAATGAATAAACTGGTAGAAAACGTATCATTTGAAAGTGATGAATATTGGGGAAATGACAATAGTTATAAGTTTATAACTCGTGTTAAAGAATTTGATCAATTAACGGAATTGCCCGTTGGCAATGACCGAATGGTACGTAGTAAATTTACTATAAACGTAAAGGCATACATTTTACCACAGACCATGCTGGACAGAAATGGAAATCGTACAAAATCTACACGAGTGGATTATTCTCCAAAAAAAGTTACTTTCCCAACGGAAACAGTATCTAGAATAGAATAAATCATATTTTCAAGTTTATTTTGTATATTTATGATATGTATACACTTTTAGAAGAGGGTGGTTATGAAAAAGGTTACCGACAACGAATTGAATGACATTAAAAATTTAAGAGAGACACTTTTTGAAATTGTATCCTCTATCGGAGAACTGAGTTTAAACAAATTCTTACTTGAGAATCAGTTCACAGAGATAGAGCAGTCCATAAAAGAACAGCAGGATAAGTTCTTGGAATTTCAAGAAAAAGAAAGGGTTTTATTTGAGCAGTTGCAGACAAAATATGGAACCGGAAATATTGACATAGAAACCGGTGAAGTAACAGAATAATATAACCCATTTGGAGGATTCGTATGGCAAATGAAAGAATTGTTTCCCCTGGCGTTTTCACTAGAGAAAGAGACCTAAGTTTCTTAACTCAAGGTATTAGTGAAATCGGGGGTGCATTTATCGGACCTACGCCAAAAGGCCCAGCATTCATCCCAACAATTGTAAGAAGTCAACAAGAATATGTTACCCGTTTTGGTGAAGCCGATGCGAATCACTACACAGGGTTAACCGTAAAGAATTATCTACGCGAATCTGGTGTGGCAACCATCGTTCGTGTACTAGGAACCGAAGGATATGACAATGACACCACAGTTCCAGGACTAATTTATGTTTCTGGTTCAAGTGGAAAGAAATTATTTGCAGTTGTACATCCAAGTAGTACGGGAAATACAATTAATTCAATTTCTGTAGCTGGAACAGGTGATAGTTTCTCCGTTAATATCGTAGCAAGTGGCGGTTCACCTGTCAGTCAAAGCGGACTAACAACTACAGAAACATCTACAAATTATTTTGGTGATTTGTTGGGAACCAGTACGGTTACCACAAAGAACTCATTTGTCTATGCAATTTTCCCAGAAGCAGTAACTGCTGCTACATCATCTGGATTAGCATCGCAAGTTACACTTCATGCAGAAACATCCAGTGCAGCAGTGAACTTCACCGATGTTGGATATTCTAATGCACATACGCCATGGATTCAATCACAAACAATTGCTGGACAAAACATTAATTTGTTCAAGTTCCACACGTTAAGTGATGGTAATTTTGCAAATACAGAAATTAAAGTATCATTCTTGAATATGAAGCCAAGTGATGATGTGGATTATCCGTGGGGAACATTCTCCATGTTGGTTCGTCGTTATAATGATACGGATGCACGAATTGAAGTATTAGAACAATATGATAACCTCACATTGGATCCAGACAGTCCGCAATTCGTAGCACGTGTCATTGGTAACAGTGCTCCATATGATGATCCAAACACCGATGAACGTTATTATCAAGGAGATTTCCCAAATCGTTCAGCATATATTTATGTGGAAATGAGTGATTCAGTAATTCCTGCATCAGCACTTCCGTTTGGATTTGGAAAACTTGAATCAACTATTACTTTGGCTGCAAATCAATTGGTCAGTCCATTGTATGTCACATCACGTTGGTTAAACAACGGCGTAGAAGGTTATACTACGGAATCTGTTGATAAGAGATACTATTATGGTTGGGATTTTACCGATAATGAAGGAACTAATCCATCATATCTAGGACCAATCTCTGACCCAGAAAATACGGTAGATGTTGGAACGGAATTTAATCTTGAGAACTTAGTTGAAGTTCCAAGTGGTTCATTGTTACAATATTCTGCATCAATCTCACTTGACGACACGGCAAGTCTTGCATATCGTAAGTTCTCCGTACCATTCCAAGGTGGGTTTGATGGTATGAATCCTGCACGTGATATCAAGTTGGGTGGCGACATTGTTGCAACTAACTCACAAGGATTTAACCTAGCAAATGCAGCATCGCCAGGTTCCAAAGCATATAAGAAAGCATTGCAAGCATTGAGCAATCAAGACCAATGGGATTTTAATCTCTTGGTTCTCCCAGGTGTCATTTATGATTTCCATACGTATGTAGCAGATACGGCACTAAGTCTTTGCGAAGACCGTGGAGACTGTTTCTACATCATGGATACCACGGGATTGAATGCAACAATTGCAAGTGCAACTGCTAAAGCAGGTGAAATTGACAGTAATTATGCAGCAACTTATTATCCTTGGTTGAGAGTCATCGACACCAATACCAATAAGTTGATCTGGGTACCACCATCAGTAATCCTCCCAGAAATCTATGCATATAACGATAACGTTGCAGCAGAATGGTTTGCACCAGCAGGTCTAAACCGTGGTGGAATTGCAGCAGCAGTTGGTGTCAAGGTCAGACTCCCACAAGCAAGTCGCGACACATTGTATGAAGGAAAAGTCAATCCAATTGCACAATTCCCTGGACAAGGTATCTGCGTATGGGGTCAAAAGACACTCCAACGTCGTCCATCGGCTCTGGATCGTGTCAATGTTCGTCGTCTCTTGATTGCATTGAAGAAATACATTGCTAGTGTTTCCCGTTACCTCGTCTTTGAACAAAACGTGGAAGCAACTCGTAACCGTTTCTTGAACATTGTCAACCCATATTTGGCAAGTGTACAAGAACGTTCTGGATTGTATGCCTTCCGTGTCATCATGGACGAAAGTAACAATACACCGGACATCATTGATAGAAACATCCTTTATGGACAAATCTATCTCCAGCCAACTAGAACAGCAGAATTCATCGTTCTTGACTTCAATGTTCTACCAACTGGCGCTACATTCCCAACGGCCTAAATTGAAAACGTGGGGGAGGTTAAAATCTCCCTCCACAATTTCAACTTATCACATATTTATAGTTAGAAATCCTTTCGGAGATTATACATGGCAAACCTAGTAACTGAACAAGAGCTGTTCTTCACAGCATTTGAACCAAAGATGAAGAATCGTTTCATCCTCTACATGGATGGCGTTCCTTCATATATTGTAAAAAAAGTTAATCGTCCAAAATTGACGCAAGAAGCAAAGCCGATTGACCACATTAACGTTCAACGTTACGTCAAGGGCAAGACAAAGTGGGGTACAATGTCATTAACACTTTATGATCCAATCGTTCCATCAGGCGCACAAGCAGTCATGGAATGGGTTCGTTTACACCACGAATCGGTCACGGGTCGTGACGGTTACCTTGAATTCTATAAGAAAGATTTGACACTCAATGTTCTCGGTCCAGTAGGTGATAAGGTCGAAGAATGGATTATCAAGGGTGCACAAATCACTCAAGTAGATTTTGCAGAAATGGATTGGGGCGGTGACGAACAAGTAGAATTTACAGTAGAAATCCAACCAGACTACTGCGTACTCAACTACTAATTTATACAAAAGGTTTGGTACATCAAACTCCCGTTGCTGTCATGGTAACGGGAGTTTACTTTTGTTTTATGATATTTATATCAGAGTATTCTTCATGTTGAGACTTATATGGCAGAAATTACCGATTTCCAAGTGGGGCAAGGGGAAACTTTTAAATTATTAATTCAATTAAAAAATCGTAGTAATAACGATGTCCCGCTTGATATCACCGATTATTCATTTACTGGTCAAGTCCGTGAAAATTATACCACGGAAGAAGTTGCTGCTACGTTTGCATTTGAAAAAATAATACCATATACATCGGGAAGTGTCTATATAAAACTAACTCCCGACCAAACATTACAGTTAACACAACGACGATATGTGTATGATATCAATATTAATAGTGGATCGGTTGATTCCACCGTTCGAAGAATATTGGAGGGTGGATTAGCAGTACGCCCAACTGTCACGAGATAATGAATGAGTGACATCGAACACGATCTACCCGATATTACCGTCAATATAATACCAGATATACAGTATCTTGCGGATATTACGCCAAGTGAAATTTATCAAGTTGATGTTAATGTTGGGGACGTTTTTAGTGTAAATATAGACGATCCAAATATTATTGTTGCAAGTCCAAGTGCATCTGTATACGATATGGCACAGCTTGCAGGATATGCTTTATATGCAGGTACCGCTTCCTATGCAGCAAACGCAGTTCTTCCACAAGGGGTAATCACCAGTTCTGGTCAAGTTGGATTAAATCAAATATCGGGAAGTGTATTTAATAGTTCATATTCAACATTTACGTTTCCACAAAACGTAACTATTAATGGAACATTACGAGCGCAAACATTAGTTGTTTCATCGTCAACCATTTATAGTAGTGGATCTACAAAATTTGGTGATAGTCCAAATGACATACATCAATTTACTGGATCGGTACAAGTAAAAGGTTCTGTCACGGGATCGTTTAAAGGTGATGGATCGCAACTTACTGGACTCGTAACAGATTTACGTCTCAGTGGTTCTACTGGCAGTGATACGGTATCACTATTAACTGATACATTAAATGTAGTTGGAATACATGGTGTGACAACGAGTGTCACGAATAATCAAATAACTATTGATATTCCGACAGGGCTGGCAACAACCGCATCAAACACGTTTGTTAATGATCAAGTAATATCGGGGTCACTAGATGTTACGGGGGATATTTGGGTAACGCCTGGAGTTGTTAATCAATTAACTTCTTCATATGCAATAAAAGCAGAAAATATTGGCATTATAAATGCTGGTACGTATCAAACGGGCAGTGACCAACCTGTATCGCCAAATTTAGGAATACTAAATATCACGAGTGCAAGTTATGCAGTAACTGCTTCGTATGCAATGAACGCGGGTGGTGCTACAGGTGGTCTAACTAGTTCACTCTTATCAATTGACCAATATTATTTTGTTGGTGATGGAACAACAACAAACTTTACGGTAGCAAAAACATACAGTGATTATTCATTGATTGTGTCAGTGGGTGGTGTAACGTTTATTAGTCCAAATGACTATACGGTTGCTGGAAATACTATTTCATTTTATGAAGCACCGTACTCTGGATCCAATGTTTTTATTCGTGGATTCGTAAATGTAACGAATAATGTTACTGGTTCATTTTCTGGATCGCTCACTGGAATTGCAACTCGTGCAGTAACAGCTAGTTATATTGCTGATGTAGTGTTAGCAAACGCAGCACCCGTAACTCCCAAGTTAGGTTCAGTATATTTTTCGGGATCATTTTTGTACATATATGATGGTACACAATATAAAAGTGCAAGTTTAAATTAAGGATATTATATGACGCAGAATAGATTTATACCCCTTCATAGTTTAGTTGCAGGAGCAGTACCAACTGCCAGTGGATTGTATCAAGGTGAG